CAATAACATCAAGCATTTCTTCAGTAATTTCAAGTTTTGGCATAATTAAAGTTCCTCATATATTTCAAATGTTACCCTAATTTGTGTTTGAAACTTGCCTTCTGGACTAGAAGTTAATACTTCTGGTCCAACAGGTGAATCAAAAATAACATCTGAAACTGTAATTTTATTGTATAGGTCACGCAAACGTTTGCCAATTACATAATTTGCACCAGAGCCAATTCCTTCTTCAGTAAATATATTTAAAGTAACTAAACCAACTACAACATTTACACCATTAGCTAAATATCTTCCACTGCCAAAGCTTGTTTCACATTGAACAAATGTATCTTCAGTTGTCGAATCAAATGACATATTGCTAAATACAACAGGAATAACAGGGCTTGATGCTAATTCAGTTGCAAGTCTACCTTCAATTGTTGATCGTACTGTATTTAAATCTATTGCAGCCATTACATTCTCCTAAATTCATCTTCAATAAAACCTTCTAATTGTTTTCCAATTAATTCTGGAAACCCTTTTATTGTATTGTTTTTTGGTGTAGTTCTAAATTTACCTCCCCAACTAGGTGGTAAGCTAGTTCCATAACAAACTGGTTCTGCGTATTCAATATTCGAAAATACTTCTCCAACAAATGGTTCGATATCAGTATCCCAAGATCTTCTCAATGTGCCTGATTTAACAGGTGTTGCTCTAACTACTTTTTCCTTCCATACAAAAGTAGCTTTGCGAACTGTATCTTTTACTTGTTTTTCAAAGTGTTCGCCAATTCCTGAAAGTCTTATTTCCCTAGCCATAATTACCTCAAAATAAGTTCAAATGTAATTGGTGTATTATTTTGCTCATTTGTACTGACAGATATAATTTTAAACTCAACACTACTGATAACTACTCTATCTTTAGTTGTTGGAACATAATCTAAATCATTTGCAGATATTGTTAAAATTTTATCCTGTTGTTCAATTAAATCATTTACCTGTGACCTTGTTACATTATCTAAAACACCTTTAATTGTTGTATCAGCAGTTGTTTCTGATATTACACCTGTAGTTGTATTGTACGAACCAGCAGTAACTTTTCTAATGGTGACATTACCACCTAACTTACTAAGTGTTTTTGATGCTGCTTTTTTTAAAGCATTCGCAAGGCTCATAATAAATAAGCAATTACAGTTCCACTATCTAGTTTGACACTTGTAATTACACCCTCAATAGCTGTATTAGATTTAAACTGTAAAGATGTTAGATCACCAGTAATATTTTCAGCTACAAGTGTATTGATAACTGAATCTTGAAGTGCCTTAATACAACCAAATCTGCCTGTATGTGCAGCAGTATCATTTATAATTTTGGCTGCTGGATAATAAGTCATTGTTAACTCCTTTTAATTGCGACGTTAGCAGGTCCACTATGTCGTAAACCAGTAAAGTACCGTTCAAATAGTGGTGGTACTCTATCAGCACCAACAGCACCATAAAAATTTGGTGTTGCTTCTAGGTTACCAATTTTTACGTTTTTGTAATCCTCTAAGCCACTTAATCCTAACCCATTCCTATTATTATTTAAATAAACTGCAAGAATAACTTGTGCTTTTTTAACCTGTTCTGGAATCTCTGTATCAGTAAAATAATCAGTTGTTATACGAAATGGAAAGCCTGTTGCATAAGTATTAATATAAGTATCTGGTTTCCTGACACCTGTACGAGGCCATTGTAATGCTTGTGTATCTGTTACTCTTGCACCCAAAAATCTTTCTCGATCAATCCTGACTGCAGCAGTATATAAAGCTCTGTTTTTATTATCAGTGTTAGAACTATCCCATACTGATACATCATCATCAAGAATTAATCCCTCTACAATTGCGTTCGCATCAGACAGTGTTATGTAACTGTTCGCTGATGCTCCCCCCACTGTTGCGTCTATCGTGATTGCCATTTTGTTTTAATTTAGGCTTACGTTTTGTTTTTTTAAGAGGTGCAGGGGCTACTTGTTTAGTAGCCTCCTGTTCTCTCATTCGTCTAAAAGCGAATATGCCCATTAACCCTTAATTATTTTGTAATTAAGAACTATGGCTTCACTTAAAGAACCCCCAGAAACATTGCTTACTGTGATTGCAAATGAACCTGCAGCAATTGTATTTGCTTGGACTAAATAAGAACCTGCAGTTCCACCACTAGCATGATTAACAATGATGTTGTCACTTGCGGTACAAGTTGAGTTTGTAACAGCAAAGGAAACTTCAGCGGCTGCACCTAATGCAGCATCATTCATAGTGATTACACCTGAAGGCTTATTTAAGGTAACTCCTGTACCTTTGTTTGTTGCTTGTGTTACTGAACCAGTATCATCATCAGAGTATCCAAGTGCAGAACCAGCAATAGCTTCAAATTGTGATGCCATGATTTACCTCTAGTCTTGAGTTGATACGTTAGTAGCTCTAACGATACCAATGTTCTTTGTCTCGTAGACTTTCGACCAGTTAGCTACGGTTGCAAGTTGTGTTCTAGTTGGATTTGTTGTTGTAACAGCCCACTTAGAACCAACAGGATGATATGTGTAATGCAAGTCAATTGCCATTGCATCTGATTTAGCCAGAATGTCTCTGTCTGTTTCAGTTGTAAGACCAGCTTGCTCACCACTCGCTACAGCACCAGCAGTAAAGAAATATGTACTGTATTCAGTTGATGAACCACTGCCAGTAGTTGAAACATCATCAGAAACAATAACTCTTAAACCGCAGTATGTTGGAACTGTATCATTGCCACCAGCATAAGCAGGAGCAATTGTGCCACCAGAAGCTGTTGCAGAACCACCATTACCATCTGAAGCAAGAACATAGTCAACCATTTTTCTCTCAACGAGATCGTAGTAAACTTTGCTATGCATACAAACTGCTGTTAGCTTGTCACCTTGATCTCCAAGAATTGATCTAGCTTTAGCAACATGTTTTGGAGATAAACCAGTTGGTGTATCACTTGATTCAGAATCAATTGTTAATCCAAAGAAAGCAGAGTTGCTGTCATTAG